GTTGGAGTTGGATCTGTTGAAATAATACTTCTATATTCTATATTTTGAGATTCTCCTGTTTCAATTACTCCTTGTTGGTTTAATGAATCAACTTTTCTACCTACATAAAATCTTTTGTAAAATAATTTACTATGAGCTTCAGATACATGTACTGCTCCAACCATAGGACCCTGAGATTTATGTATATGATAAAAACCAACATAATCTTCACCTGTTGGAAGTATTAATTCACCTCCCAATGTTTGGAGATTTTCTCCTTCTGGATATTCATAGTATTGAAGATATTCTCTTCCTAAAAAGTCATCTAATCCTTTTCTGTTTATGTTTTTTTCTGCTATGAAAATTGATCCTTTATTATTATTAAATACTCTATCTATATCTCCTTTTATATACCAATTTAAAGTGAAAGGTATGTAATCTTCCCAAACCCAAACACCATTTCTTGTATTTATATTATCATATGTTTCTTTATTAACTTCTAAATATTCTAATTGATTTATTTTAACAACAAAATATCTCATGTAAACTCCTTTTTCATAATCTTCAGGTGTTGGTAAAGTTTGAAAATTTTGAGGTTTACTTCTTATTAAATTATAATCTACATCTGTTAATATTCCATAAATTTCTACATCTTTAGTGTTTTGAATTTGATTTTCAAATACAAATCCATCATAATTATCTGCATATTCTACAGCATTTGATCCATCATCAACTATATTTTCATCCACTATTTGTTGTGAAACAACTTTATTTATTTTTTTGTAAATTTCTTCGTTTGGAGGATTATTTGGGTCTTTTCCTGTGTAGGCCTTACCATTAGATAATACATAATAAAATCCTGTATATGAAGCATTATTTTTAACATAATACCATTCTGCTCCAGGAGTAAACTGATTTGCTTTTATTTGTGATTTAGGTATATAAGCCATAATTAATATTGATAATCTTCTCCAGTTAAATCTTCAATTTCTGCTATTTTATCTTGTACTGCTCTATCGTTATAAAAATCTGTATATCTAGGTTTATCACCTCCTCCTAATGCTTTAATTTCCATTTGAAACATTGGATTTTTACCTGTTTGATATAAAGTTCCTATTAATTTTCTATTTGCTTCAGCTGAGTCTAAATATGACTTTGAATCCTTACCTCCATATCTTGGTCCTGTTCCTCTAGGGTTACCAAATTTATCATCTTGATTAGTATTAAATTTAAATCCTGGTGCCATACACCCTAATAACCAAGGAGATGAATTTCCTTGAGCTGCTGGGGCTTCATGAATTAATACATAAGTTCTATTAGTTGTATTATATCCTGTTATTGGTCCTCCTTTTGCAAGTATTTCTTTTCTAGTTCCTCCAGGATTAGCTATAATAAAACAATCTCCATATTTTGGTGAAGTTCTTGAAGCAATATTATAATTTCCTGTAGGTATACAACTTTTACTATTTTTATTATCTAACCAAGGTAATTCTACTGTAGGTAAAGCATATAAAGTATTACCATTTTCATCCAATACTTCTAATAATCCTAAAGTTTGGAAACCATTATCTACTAATCTAGTTAAAATTAATCTTGTAATTATATCCTCATTTGGATTTGTAGCTAAAGGTTCTTCTGCTGCTTTCGATAGTTTTTGTTGTTTATTAGAAGATCTATTTACTGTTGATTTTTTATTTCCTGTACTTTTTGGAGGATTATGTCTAGGTACAGATAAAGTATCTAATGTAGTTGTCCATCCTTGTTCATTAACTGAATGATTTATTCCTTTTACTATAATATCAACACTGTCTTTTTCATATGATGGAGGTAGTATATCATCAGATATTCTAAATTTTTCATATAATTTTATTCCTGATAATCCCTCAAATTCTAAATTTAAATTAAATGGTAGAAAAAATGGAGATGGAGTTACTCCTCCTTCTGTTAGTGCTCCTTGAATTAATTTAATATAGGATGTATAATTTTCAGTAAGATCTTTACTTACATCTTCTAAAAAATTATAATTATTTTTTGATTGTCCCGTGTCTGATTTATCACGTATGTAAATTGAAGCAAATGGAGAGATTTTATCTGTTGTAGTTGTGTAATAAATTTTTTCATTAGCTAATTTCATTGCTTTTTCAACATTACCTTGCCCTTCTTCTGGGTTATCTTTAGTTTCATAATCTACTTTTTCAGGAATAACTCTATCAATTAAACCTGCATTATAGTTTGAGAAAGAAGTTGCATTACCTTGAAGATTATTTCCAGATGCTTGTGCTCCAATTGCTATCATTGTAGCAAATTCTTTAGGAATTTCTGCATTTAATGATATATTTTTTACGAAAGATCCCTGATCTTGTTTAACTCCAAAAACATTTATTTTAGAAAAAGCAGATTGTTCGGATGTAACTAAACCTGGTTTAGGAGTTTCATCAAAAATTTTTATAACACCTTTACTTTCATCATGCATTACTGTAAAGTTATTAATACTACCCATAGCTTCATTTATACCACTTAATACAGTTTTAACAAAAGATAAAACTGATATACCTCCATCATCATCTTTTGTTGATGTAGCTAAAGCTTCAGAACAAAATCTTAAATTTACTAAAATGTTTCCCATTCTTCCTACAAACTTATTATTATCAACTAAAAATCCTGAGTTTGCTAATAAATTATTATTTAACTCTGTGTCTGTAGGAAGATCTTGCATTATTGACATATAATCTCCTAATAATATAGCTTGTCTATTTTGTTCTATAAATTGTTCAGTTGTTTGTGTATTTCCTATTTCATCATTCCTCATTTGATTATAAGGAACAATACATATTTTTGGATTTGTAGAAATATTAGGAGGAACTATAAACATAAAATTTTTATCTCTTTTTAAAGCTTGATATCTAAAATCAAACTTTATAATAGGTGTTGGTGCTTTTCCTTTTTTTGTAAATAAATTACAATTTTCTTCAATAATTTTTAATAATACTCCAAATTTTATAAAAACACTATCAGTAGTTTTACTATCACCCGAAAGAGTTTGTTCTCCATTTAAAGTATCTTTTAATAAAAATCCTCCATTATTAATTCCATTAACTGGTATAAATTTTCCTCCTTGGCTTCCTCCTAAAATATTAGCTAATTGATCTTCTACACTAAAAGCTGTTGCAGTTTGATAAATATCATAAAATATTTTATTTAATCTTGTATCATCTTTATTTGCTAATAAAGGATTATTATTAACATTTGCTTTTGCTATTTTTTTAATTTCAGTTTTAGATGCATTAAATTTTTTAGATAAATGAGTATTTAATGCTTCCCAACTCGTAATTTTTTCACCTGTTATTTCTACAAGTTCTTTTAACTTATCCATATTATTATTGAATTGTTTTTTTTCACTCCAATCTTCATATAAATCATAAGTTAAATAATCCATAGCCCAACTATCAAGTGATGTACTTTCATATTCAGTAGTTGAATCTTCGGATTGATTATCTTTATTTGGATCACTAACATTTAATTTTAAAGATTCAATCATAGAACCCATTCCTATTAAATTAACAGTACAAGTATAAGAACCATCTGACTCAAAATTCCATTTAAAATTAGTTATTTTTCCATAAACAGCTTCATAATTACCACAATATTTTTTTCTTTCTTCAGATATTAAGGACATTAATTGAAATTGACTTTTAGTACCCGAAAAAGAACCAGGATTTAAAATAAAATCTAAAGGTTTTGATTTAAATCCATCATATGTTTGTAATGCTCCTATTGCTAAATCTGCATTATCTATTGTTCCATCTAAATTAGAATCTGCATTAGAATTTAAAAAAGTAGACCATCCAAACTCTAATAAAAGAGTATATCCTGGTCTTAAATATAAAACATCTAATAATTGAAATTGTTGTTTACTAAAACATTTTATTGTAACTTCAGATTGAGCTAAAGCTCCATTATTTAAATATGTAACTGATGCGTTTGTAATTCCTGGCATAGGTACAAAACCTCTTTCACCAATACCTCCCCAACCATAAGCTCCAGTAAATAATTCATTATTATAATTTAATCCTTTTTTTAAATTGGTACTACCATCATCATTTAATCCTAATGTTCCTCCTTGAAGTATAAAATTTTTAGCTAATTTATCACCTGCTATAAGTTCTTCAGGTATACCAGCTCTAACTAATTTATTTAAAACAGTATTACTATTAGCACTTGGTACTTTTTCTAAATTAACTGTACTTGCTAATCTTAACCATGGTGCTTTTGTTGTATAATATTTTAAAGTATCTGCGGATATGTTAGTAAGTTGTCCTAATGCTTTTTGTCTTGCCTCTATTTGGTTTTTCACATAGGAATCAAAAGGAGAACCTATAATATTACTCATAACTTTATCTATTTAATGTATTATAACTATCAATTATAGGTGAAATATCTTGTGGTATTCTAATTTGAGTACCTATTGGTATAAAAATAGATGAAAAATCAACTACTTGTGGATTTGCTATTGATATAATCCACCATAAAGTAACATCACCATAAAATTGAAATGCTAAACTTTCAAATCTATCTCCCCATTCTGTAATAGCATATATATCACTTTCTCTTAATGGAATTTGAGGATATTGAGCTGTATTTCTAAATAAAGTTCCTCTAGTTCTTATATCACTATTAAGAGTAGTTAATTCTGTTATTTCAGCATATCTATTCATTTGTTTCTACCTGAGATTCATTTTTATTTTTATTTGTATATCCTATATTAGTTATACTATTAGGTCCAGTATACCCATTATCTGTGTTTCCTGTATTATTAGTTAAACTTATATAATGTTGTTCTCCAACTGCTGTTAACACTCCATTTTCATATGTTAGTTTTTGTCTTGAAGGTAAGAAATCTTGTATAGGAACAAAAGCTAAAGTAACATCTATTCTATGAGGTAATTCTTTTACTGATGGATCAGTTTCTCCTTTATTATTTATTCCGATTTCCCATGTAGTATCATCAGGTATAGTATATGATAAAGAAGTTAATATTCCTGGTACTTCATGTAAATAACCTCCTACAGTCATTCTTACCATATTACCTCGCATAAAACCTGCTTCATTATAATCAGGAGCTAAAGATGAAGCTAAAAAGTTTAGCTTAGTAAACATTGGTATTAATTCTGCCTTTGAAGCAGCAAATACTGTAAAATTCATTCCTATGTCTCTAGTGAATCCTCCATAATTTTTAAATGCATTTCCTCTACCAACATATTGAACATCATTCCAAGTAGCTCCATATGTATCTGTAAATCCACTTATATATGCTCTAAAATGAACATATTGAGCTTTTCTTCCTTCACTTGGACCATTATTAATAACAGCAATTCTAAATTTACATAAATCATTAACAGGTAAAGTAGTATCAACATTTGGAGATTCATATATTCTTAATGCTGTAATTTTATCTAAAGCTTCCATTTCATAAGCAGGAATTCCATAATTAAATACATTCCTAACTTTTGTTCCATTTGGATCAGCTCCTTCTCCACTAGCAGCATAAGTAATATGTTGTCCTGGATCTCCTAAATTTGTTCTTAGTGCTTTATTTTGTGTTGTATAATCTGGTGCTTTATGTATTATTTTAGATACTACATCGGTTGTTGTATCATCAAATGCTGTTTCAGACTCAATAACAAAATTTATAAAACTTTTAGGAAATAATCCTAAACGAGTTCCTAATTCACTATCTGTATAATTTTGGAAATTATCTCCATGTAATAAAGTAGAAAGACCTGAAGGTTGTACTCCACTATACCTAGGAGAAGTTACTGATAAATTTTGATAATTTCTTATAGCATTAAATGTTGGACGTTCTTTAAATATATTTGTTTTACCGACTCCTAATATAGAACCAGGTCCTCCTGAGTATGAATATAATACAGGAGTATCTCTATTTTCAGATGTTGATTCTGGATTGACATTAAATCTTGCTCCTACTAAAGCTCCAATATCAAAAGGTTCTTTTTTTGAAGCAAAACCATTAGAAACAAACATTTGTAAATTAGTTAATCGATTTTCAAATGTATCCTGATTAGGTGTAACTACTACAGAATAGGGATTTAATGCACCCGCTCCTTCTCTAGCATTTCTATTTGCACCAGCAGGACCACCTAATGATCCTACAGGATTTAATCCAAATTTATTTAAATGAGCTCCTGCCCAATTAAAACCTGCTTGAAGTAAAGTTCCTAAAGGTAAATAAGCACCTTGATTCATAGCACCTCCAAAATAACCTGATCCAAATGATGCTTGAGTTTTTACACTTGTTCTTGATAATAGATTTTCTTTTAATGTAAAAAATATTCCTCTAGGAGATTTTATATCAACAAACATTTTTGCTAATCTACTTACATCATCAATAGCTTTAACTGGAGCTAAAAAACCATCTCTTAGTATAAAATCAGGACCAGATTGAAGTGGCATACCATCTCTTAAATTACCTGTTCCTCCTGGTATATCTTTTACTATATAAGGTTGATTACTTGTACCTGAAGCAGGTCTATCCCCTCCAAACTTTAAACTTTTTAAGTTTGTTTTAAGATTAACTAAACGACCCCTGGACTCAGGTGTAAGTGTATTAGACATATAATTTTATTTTAGCAAGATGCTCCTGCAGGTAAATTATCTTTATATTTTGCAATCTCACCTGGGGCTAATGAAGTAGCACTAGGTAATTCACCATTACGTGGTCTCACTGATAATTTATCCGGATTAGTATCTAAAGAATACTCAAAATGTAATGTTGATTCTGCAAAATCTGGAGTTGGTGGAGTTTCACCATTATTTTTTGATAAAGGAGAACCATCAACACTTAATTTATCCTCTAATGAATTTTTTACTGTATTTGGCATTTTATTATGTTTTTATTAATTAATTATTTATTATAAATATTATCCCATATTAGAAGTTGATAAAGCCAGTGATTTACCTACTTTGTTTCCATCTATAAACACATCACCTCCTGCTTCAACAACACTTATTAGTCTAACAACATTTGCATTTAATTGTTTTAATAAAGAAGTAGTAGTTTTTCCTCCTCCTCCTGTAACCTGATCTAATTGACTTAATGGTATAACTGCTTCAGGTTCACCTCCTTCACCAATTAATGCTGTTGTTGGTTTTGTAACAATTCCTCCTTCTGCTAATCCAACTAAATCTTTAACATAAGTAGAAGGTGTGGGTAAATTAACTCCTGGTATTTTATTTAATAATTTAAATAACCCATCAAAAGGAGCAAGTACAAAATCTAATATACCCATACCTACAGCTTTTAAACCATCTAACATCATTCCAAAATCTAAATTAAATATACCTGTAAATAATGTTTCAAGACCTGCAAACGTATTTGTAATAGCATTTATTGCAGGTTCTAAAAATTCAACTAATAATTTAACAAATTCTCCAATAAGATTAAAAATTGGAGTTAAAATTTTAAATATTGGATTTAGGAGAGCCATTATTGAATCTATAAGTGGCATTAATGGAGTAACTAAACCTACAAATAAATCTTGCATTTTTTTCATAGCAGCATTTAATTTATCTTGTGCTGTTGCTGATTCATATTGGGCTATTACACCATCCTCAGCAAATTTTGCTTTTAGTTCTTCAGTTAAAGTACCCTCTTTTAAATGTTTAGCATATAGTGCTTGAACATCTGACGTTGATTTAATATCCTTTCCATATCTATCTTGTACAGCAGCTAATTTTTCTTGATTCATTAACATATCACCCATTTCATCTCTACTCATACCCATAGCAGCTGCTACTGCTTCTTGTTGAATACGATTCATTTCACCAAATTTAGCTGAATCAATTCCTTGTTTTCCTAATTCTGCTGCTACTGTAGCCATATCATTATTTAATGCTGCTGTTCTTGCTTTTTCTAAATTAAGTTGTTTACCTGTTAATAATTCAGCTTTCATTTCAGCTTCAATAGATGATTGAAAATCTAATAAACTATCTGCTATGTCATTTACTTTTCCTTGTTCAAGACCCAACATTTTAGCTTGGAATACTTGATTTGCTAATTCTTTAGTATTATTCTTAGCAGATAAAGCATTAGCATTTGATACTTTTGCAATTCCTTCTTGAATGTCTTTTATATTTAATTGAATACCATTTTGGGCATTTAATTCTTGTGTTACTGCTGTTACTTTTATTAATTGATCCTTAATAGAAGTACCTGCTATTAAAGCTTTTGAAGCAAATTTACCCATCGCTTCATCAGATAATCCTGTTCTTGCTTGTATAGATGCAAATTCAGCTGCCATTTCAGCTGGAAATTTAACTGCTGTACCCATTGTTTTATTTAATGCTACTTGGGCAGCCATTACATTTTCCATATTAACTAGCATGTCCCCACTAGCTACTGCTGCATCTTTTGCCTCTACTGCCATTTTTCTTCCTTCTACAGCAGATATACCAAAGTTTTTAGCTAATTCTCCTGAGCCAGAGTCAAGTGCTTTAAAGGCATTTACCATTCCCTCAACAAGCTTTAATATAATAGTAACAGGTCCTAATGATTTTAAAAGAGCTCCTCCCATATTACCAACCATTTTTCCAGCAACTTTAAATTTACCTCCTAATCCAAGAGCTTGTGTTCCTCCTTCGGTTAATTCAGCTGCAAATTCTCTCGTACCTTTAATAGCATCTCCTATTCCTAATTTTTCAGCTAATCCTCCCATTCCCATTGCTCCCAATCCTTTATCTAAAACATCACCTATATCTTGTAATGATAAAGCAGCTTTACCTAAGGGTCGCATTGCAGAGTCTATAGTTTGAGCTCTTTTAGCAATTTCCTCCATATTGTCAGCCTCATTTTGTAACTGTTCGTTTTGTAGCTGGTAAACCTCAAGTAAATCATACTGTTCATTTGTTAAATTTGCTCCAGCATTAGTTACCATTGCCATAACATCTACTTCTCCCTTTAAAGCATTATTAATTTGAGTCTGATCTTGAAGAATAGTACTTAGAAATTGTTCGTACTCAGTTTGAAAAGATCTATTTGCACTTTCAAGTTTTTGTCTTTCTTTTATTAAATCCTGAAATGTTTTTTCACCTGATAAAACTTCAGCATAATTATCTGTTATTTCTTTTGCTGCTGATGCTACATCTCTAAATGCTTTTGATGTTTCAGATGCAGCTATAGAACTACCCATTACTTCTTTTGCTAGTTTTTTAGCTTCATCAGCATAATCTCTAGTAAAGAATAAAGCATCTTTGATATTTTCCCTTAATTTATCAGAAGCTTTAGCAGCATCTTGGGTTGCCTTAGCACCCTCCTTCATATTTTTCTTAAATTTTTCTCCGTCTGCCATTATGGAATTTTATTATAAATATTAAAGGGCATCATTTTCTTGATGCCCTTGTAGTATAAGTAGGAGGAGTTTTGGATTTTGTTGTTGGAGGTGAAAAAGCTTGTTTAGGAATATTTGCTTTATTAGGATTTGCTAAATCTATACTAGTTCCTTTTCCTTTTTTGCCCTTTTTTAAAGCTGATTGGTAGCTTTCTCTTTCTTTATTTTTTATATCTATTATTTCTTGATATGTAAATCTACGTAACCATATAGGCATATTATAGATTGTATGCCAATCGTATCCTCCACCACCAAAGTATACTATACTATTAATGCTCTTAAATAAGTTAACCCTATAGGTCTGCGTCAGGCCAAAAAAAGTTGACAGTCATTGGAAGGGAGACTTCCCTTTCAATGCCGCCGCTACTCTCATAGTTAAATTTCAAATCAATGTCTGGTTGAAATGCTTTAATATATTCTCTAAAAGCTCTTGAGTCCCTTGCTAACATATAATTATCAACAAATTTTCTAATTTCTGATTTATCAGTATTACCATTAACTGCTAATATCATGTGTTTTAAACGAGTTGACATTTCAGGACTTACTTTTTTATCTATTTTTTGTAAACCTTTTACTTCAGCTTTAACTGCTTGATCATCTTTAGTAGATAATAATTTAAATTGAATTAAAGTTTCAGAATGAGGTAAAGTATATTCAAATTTATTTACGTGTTTTTCAACTAATTTATCTTCATTTATTTCAACTGTATTTAAATCTTGTAAATCTACTGTTATTTCTTCATTATTGTACATAAAAGTATAATCAGACCCATAACCTAATATTCTAGCTGCTACCATAATAGCATTTTTATCTCCTACAATTAAATCATCATAATTAACCTTTTTACTAACAATTAATGCTTTTAGTAGTCTATCAAGAACTGATCCGTCTTTAATATAGTTTTGGTTTGTTAAAATATCTTCTTCTTTAGCTGTCATGTATTTCATTTCAACTTTTCCTGAAGATAGTGGGTTGTCTTTTGGGTAAACTAATCCTTTTGAAGGTAAATCTACCATTTCTGTTGGAAACTTGTATTCTTCGGCCATAATTTTTATTAATTAATAACTTGTGTTTTGTTATACATATATAACATACAAAAAAGCTTGACCGAAGCCAAGCTTAAATGTAAAATATTTAAATTTTCTTTTAGAAATTTAACACACAATAATCCATTCCTATTGTTAGTGAAATGTTCATTACTGTAGTATCATCATCCCAATTCATATCTCCAAAAGCAGCATCTTTAATAAATGCTCCTTTAATAATCCACTCAGAAACTACATCACCTACAGGACCTAATACATCAATAGTAAGATCTTTTTTATAGAAATCAGAGTAACCATCTCTACCTGTAACTGATTCATGGTGTAATCTTGTCCATTCCATTACAGCTTGAGCTCCTGATGGAGTAATAGGATCAAATAATTCCATTGATAAATCATTCCATCTTAATTTACCTTTTACTTTTCTATAAGTGTTTATATGATTTAATACTATTTCATCCTGCGCGAACCCCATTCCACTAACTCCTTTAATTATATACGATGGTATACCGTCAACATATAATATAAATCTATTAGCTACTTTTGGTTCAAAAGCGGTGAAAAATATTTCGTTAGGATCTAATACTGCCATTTTTTATGTTATTTTATTTTGTTATAAATATTATTATTTTTCATTTTTATACCGGGAAAGTTGCTCCAGTTGGTAAAATGTTGAAATCTATATAAATAAATTCCGCTGTTTTAGTTGGTTGTAAATAAACAGCACCAATTAATTCATTTCTATCAATTACATCTGGTGTATTATTTGTATTATCCATTACAACTTTAAATGCGAATAAACCTTGTCTTTGTTGTACTGACTCTAAATATGGGTTTACTTGGGCTAAAAATGTATTTCTTGTAGCTGCTGTGTTTTGTTCAAATACTAATGTATCAGCGATTTGAGAAATATAATTTTTAAGTGTTATTAATAATCTTCTTACATTTACTCTATCTAAAGCACTTGCTTTTGTTTGAAGAGTTTTCTGTCCAAATACTACAATTCCTTGTCCTGGGAATGAAGCTATTGGGTTTACTTTTCCAGTATATAAATCATCTCTATTAGTATTAGTTAATCTTCTTTCTGCTTGATTAACTGCTCCTAATCCACCTCTATTAATACCTGCTGGTGCAAACCATGGTTCACCTGCTCTATCATTAAAGGCATAAACACCTGGTATCATTGTTGAAGCTGGAACCCAAACTAATTCTCTTGAATCTGGATCTGTAACTTGTAACCAAGGCCAATATGCTGCACAATATGATGAATCAACTGATGCAGCTTGTGTAGTTACTTGAGTTAATGTTGAATTATAATTAACTAAATCACCTACAAATATTGCATCTCCTCTTGTTTCACAATTTGATTGAATTGTAGTCCAACCTGCTCCCGAAGTACCATTTGCTAATATTAAACCAGGAGCTGTTATTAAATTATATCTAAAATCATCTCTGTTAGCTAATAAATTAATTCCCACAGTGTAATTTGCACCTACTAAACCTTGAGAATTAAGATTATTAACATCTTGATAAAAAGCTGAAGGGCTACCACTTCCTGTTATATCACCTTGTGCGTTACCAAATACTCCTTCTTGAGCTATTGGAATAGATGCTGTAAATTCTGTTTTTGCATTTCCAGCATTATCAAAATAGTTTGGTGTTTTTCTAATTACTTCTCTTACTCTTACAAATCTTGAAGCATTTGGATGAGATCCAGAAGTTTGTAAATAAACATCAGTTCCTGATCCTCTTACAGTTTGTACTTGATCACCAACTACTTTAGATATGTAATTTGTTGATAATGGATCTAAGGATACATTAGGATAAGTTTCAACTACTTGTTTTGCTGTTGCTGTGTCGTTACCTTGTCTTATTATTAATGAAAATACTCCTGATGAAGTATTTGGATTTGTTATTTCATATCTAAAATTATCAACTGATCCTGATTCTAAAGTACCATTTGCTCCTGTAGGACCTGCACTATTCATTATATTACCATGTGATAATGTTTCTAAAACAAAGGATTCAAAATTTTGTATGTTAGCAGCTGTAAGGGTAAATACTGCATTTGAAGCACCACCTATAGCTGCTGAAGCGAAAGTTATTGTATCTCCTTCTACATATCCATTTCCTTGTGCAACTGTTATAGCTGATGTTAAATTAACATTTAATGAATTTCCTGCTGCTAGCGTTAATGTAAGAACACCTGTTCCACTTCCACC